ATATGGCAACGTCCAAAACTAAAAGCGGAGTAGTTAAGTCTTTGACAAAAGCTGGCTTTTATGAGGCGGCTAAACCCAAACGTCTTGGCATTATTAATAAAGTTACAACCAAGCCTCAGCGGATAGAAATGGTTGATAAATTATTCTTAGCCAAGAAAAAAGGTAAAGGTAATCCAAAATGATGGCAAGCCGTGGAATGGGAGCCGTTCTCCCAAGCAAAATGCCTAAAGGCTCTAAAAAAGCCCGAAGGGATGACACTGACTTCACTCAGTTTGATATGGGTGGTGAAGTGTCTGACAAAGAGAAAGAAGAAGCGGTTAAGTTTGGCGTTCAAAATCCACGTTTAAATTTGGATAAAAATGCAAAAGAACTGGCTGGTCGTTTAACTGCCGAAAAACAATTGGGTAAAAACACTTCTTTGCAGGCTTATCTAGATGCAAAGATGGACAAACGCGGCCCCGGTGTGCAAGGTGGTGGCGTTAGTATCACCCACAGATTTGCTGAAGGTGGCAAAGTAAAGTCCAAGGTAAACGAAGCTGGCAACTACACCAAGCCTGAGTTACGTAAACGGATCTTTAACAGCGTTAAAGCCGCCGCAGTACAGGGTACAGGCGCAGGCCAGTGGTCGGCTCGTAAGGCTCAGTTAATGGCTAAACGCTACAAAGCCGCAGGTGGTGGTTACAAATGAAAGCACCGCAAAAATCTCTTAAAGACTGGGGCGACCAGAAGTGGCGCACCAAGTCTGGTAAACCGTCTAGCAAGACGGGTGAGAGATATTTGCCTGAAGCGGCTATTAAGTCCTTGTCTCCGCAAGAATATGCGGCCACAACCAAAGCCAAACGTGCTGGTAAGGCATCTGGCAAACAGTTTGTAGCCCAACCTAAAACAATAGCAAAGAAAACGGCAGGATTTAGATGACCACTACCGGCTCAACCCTATTCAATATGGACTTCACGGAGATTGCCGAGGAAGCGTGGGAGAGGGCTGGCCGGGAAATGCGTTCAGGCTATGACTTACGTACAGCACGTAGGTCAATGAACCTAATGACCATTGAGTGGCAGAACAAAGGCATCAACATGTGGACGATGGAGCAGGGGTTCATTAACCTGACTCCGGGATTGCCTACATACGCCCTGCCAGTGGACACCATTGACCTGTTAGAGCATGTCGTCCGTACGGGGCAGAACACAGCCTCTACACAGGCAGATCTAACCATCAGCCGTATTAGTGTTTCTACTTATGCAACCATTCCAAACAAACTCCAACAAGCAAGACCCATCCAAGTCTGGATTCAAAGGCTTTCTGGTCAGGTTAACCCAACGTCTTCGACGTTGTCTGGAAACATCACCTCCACGGCAGACACGATCACGCTTAACACGGTGGTTGGGTTAGCAGGCTCTGGCTTTATTCGTATTGATTCAGAAGATATCTACTACACCTACATCACAGGCAATATCTTAGGTGGTGTGTACCGTGGTCAGAACAATACAACTGCCGCCGCCCATACAACTGGGACTGCAATCTATGTCCCTCAGTTACCTGCGGTAACTCTCTGGCCTACGCCAGATAACAGCACCCCGTATCAGTTTGTGTACTGGAGACTGCGCCGGGTTCAGGATGCTGGTGCTGGTGTAGAAACCGCAGACATGAACTTCCGTTTCTTGCCATGCTTGGTAGCCGGATTGGCATACCACATTGCAATCAAGACACCAGATTTAATGCCCCGCATTCAGATGCTTAAGCAGATCTATGACGAGACATTTGAGATAGCGGCAGGAGAGGATAGAGAGAAGGCTCCTGCTAGGTTTGTACCCCGTCAGATGTATATTGGCGGATCCTAATGAGTAATCGTTTTGCATCAGGCAAACGGGCGATTGCCATGTGCGACCGCTGTGGTCAGCAGTTTTTACTCAAGACGCTTAAGACAGAGATCATTAAGCAACGTAAGTATCAACTGTTGGTCTGCCATGAATGCTGGGATCCAGATCAACCTCAGTTGATGTTGGGAACATTCCCCGTTGAAGATCCTCAGGCTTTGCGTAATCCACGCAGAGACACAACGTATGTAACGGCTGGTGTAAACGGCCTACAGCTTTTTCCTGTGGATAGTCCATCTGGTGGTGTTCCAACAGGTGGCTCTCGGGATATTCAATGGGGCTGGAGTCCGGTTGGCGGATCTAGTAATTTTGATGATGGTCTGACACCAAACTACTTGGTAATTCGGACATATATTGGTACAGTAACGGTATCTTAAGGAGTTTAAACATGGCATACACAAGATCAGCCGATGGCATTGCCAAAAAGGGCAAAACCGAAGGTAAAAACTTAGGCAACAGCGGCCCTACCCAAAAGGAAATTAAGGGCGGCAAGAAGACTGCTGGCGTTACAGGCATGGAAATGCGTAAGGTCGGTCGTAACTTAGCCCGTGCAATGAACCAAAAGCGAGGCTAATCATGGCTACATATAGCAAAAAGATGATGGGCAAGGAAGTTGGCGATGCCAGCGTCTATGCCAAGCCACACACTATGTCTGGCAAAGCTGTAAGTGCTTCTACCAACCCCGGTAGCGGCCCTAACCGTAGCAATATTGATTCTTTAGACGTTAGCGTTGGAAATGAAAGCAAGTCTGCTGGTAATAAACCAATCAAGACAACTGGCATCAAAGTTCGTGGCACAGGTGCGGCGACTAAAGGTTTGATGGCTCGTGGCCCGATGGCTTAAGGTTTAAACAATGGCACTAACTTACGCCCAACTTGTTGCCGCTGTAACTGATTACACGCAGAACACGTTTGATACGACTTCAATCAATGTAATGATTAAGCAGGCGGAGCAACGCATCTATAACACGGTGCAGATTGCCAACTTGCGTAAGAATGTGACGGGCGTATTGGCTACGGGTAATAAGTACTTGGCCTGTCCGGAAGACTTTTTGTCAACGTATAGCCTTGCCGTGTATCCTGCCTCGGGCACTGGTGACTACCTTTACCTGCTTAACAAGGATGTGAACTTCATGCGTGATGCATATCCTAACCCTGCAACTACGGGAAAGCCTAAGCATTACGCCATCTTTGGCCCACAGTCAGCCAACGTCAATGAACTGTCGTTCATCCTTGGCCCAACGCCAGATGCCAACTACAACGCAGAGCTTCATTATTACTACTACCCAGAGTCTATTGTCACCGCCCTGACCACATGGCTGGGTGATAACTTTGACACTGCATTACTGTATGGTACGTTGGCTGAAGCAGGCACATACATGAAGAGCGCACCGGAAGACGGCATGTACAAGGTTTATCAAGAACGGTACGTTCAGGCTATTGCACTCCTCAAGAACTTGGGTGATGGCAAACAACGTATGGATGCTTATCGTGATGGTCAAGTAAGGGTTCCAGTCTCATGAGCAGTATCGTCCAAGGACTAACCACATCGTTTAAAGCACAGTCGTTTGAGGGGGTTCAGAACCTTTTGACCGACACGCTTAAGATTGCGCTGTACACGGCCAATGCTGATTTAAACGAGGCAACCACCGTTTACACATCATCTGGTGAGGTGACTGGTACTGGGTATGTTGCTGGTGGTGTTGCTTTGACTGGTGCAACAGTTAACTCATCGGGCTATACAGCCTATGTAAGCTTTACCAATGTAACGTTTAATGCGGCGGTTACGGCTCGTTGCGCTTTGATTTACAACGTTACTCAGGGTAACAAGTCTATATTTGTATTGGACTTTGGTTCAGACAAGACATCTTCCAATTTCACCATCACATGGCCTGCCAATACAGCAACGGCGGCCATTATTCGTTCTTCTAATTAAGGAGCCTCTCATGAGCTTGGACAAAATCACCGCTACCGATCAAGTAGCCGCAATTACAAAATACAACACAATGCCTGAAGACACGATGTCTATTCATGGCTCTTACCATGCTGTTTGCTACAGCTCAGATGGTTTTGTTAAGTGGGCCGATGAGATTGAAAACTTGGTAACGACTGTTGGTAAGAACTTGACCTTAGATACCATCCTTGGTAACTCAGCCGCTGGCGCAGTTGTGATGGGTTTAAAAGGTGTCGGTACAGCCGTTGTGACAGACACTCAAGCTTCTCACTCAACATGGTTAGAGGTGGGTTTGGCTAACGCTCCTGCGTATTCTGGCAACCGTCCTACACCTTCATTTGCTTCTGCCGCCGCCGCAAGTAAGGCTACATCTTCTGCCGTGTCATTCTCTATGACCAGCACAGGCACTGTTGCAGGTTGCTTTATCAACATTGGCGGTAGCGCAACTAAAGATTCAACCACTGGCACATTGTTCTCTGCGGGTGATTTTTCTAGTTCTAAGGCTGTTGTTAACGGTGACACGATTGCGGTAACGTACACATTAACATTGACTTGATATGGCGTTAGCTTGGGGTGATGGCGCATGGGGTGATAACGCATGGGGCGGGGGAGAGACTTTTCCTGT